GTTCAGTGATGCGATCACGGGCTTCGGCGAGATCCTTCTGTAGCCGTGCCGTTTTTCTCGCGCGCCGGCTCTTGGGACGCTTGTCCCCGTCGCCGGCTTCACCGCCTTCATCCGCAGCACCAGCCGCCGCCTCGCTCGAGCTCCCATCATCGGCCGATGGTGGTGTCGATTCATCGTCGTCGGCATCCCCTTCCCCGTCGTCGTCGTCACCGTTGCTCTCGTCGGGTGCGCGCTTGGATTCCTGTGGTGTCGCTTCGGCAGCCACCAGGGACGGTTCCTCCGTCACTACATGGCTGCGCGTATCGTGTCCACGGGTCTCGGCCGCTCGCGCCACGAGCTCGTCGTCCTCGGCCTCACTTGCCGAGATCGCGTCACGAGTTCGTGGCTCCGGTGGCTTCGGATCAGTACCGGGCGCTGGGGTTGGGTCAGTTGTCACGTTTTACTCCCTCGGTCGGATTTTAGTCGAGCCGCGACGATTGTCCACGGCTTACGCGATCACGCGCCCGCGCCGGTCGGCACCTGGTCGAGCGGAACGCCTCCTTCTTGCTGGCCTTCGGCCGTCTGCGTGGCAATCATTTCGGCGACCGTCACGTTGATGAGCTCCACCAGGGCCTCGCGGTCGAGGCCGGCCTCCTTCATCAGCTGCATGAGCTTGATCTTCTCCTGGGCCTCCTTCGCTTCCGCCGTGACGACCTTGGCCTCGGCCTCGGCGAGCTCGGCTTCCGCGAGCACCGCGTTGGTCTTTTGCTCGGCGCTCGGTGGCCGCTCCTCACCCTCATCGCCACGCTCACCCTCGAGGAGCTCCTCGGGGATGGTACGGCGCAGGCGGTCGGCCATCATCTTGGCGCCTGGGAAGTCGAGGTTCCCGGCAACGAGATCGCGCACCAGGGGCGCGGCCTCGGGGTCGCGCTCGAGGTAGGCGAGCACGCCGGCAACGGCGGCCTGGCGCTGGCTGGCGAAGCTGGGCCCGACCTTGACGTTGATGCCGAACCGCCCGCCACGCAGATCGTTGATGAGGGTCTCCTCGCCGGTTTCCTCGTCAATCACCGGGGCGAATAGCTCGAGGAAGTCCTCGCTCTCGTCCTCGTGGAGCAGGCGCACGATGCGCTGGGTGTCGTACACCCTGGGGATCATGTCGACCATGATGCGCGCGGTGTGGCGAATGCCACGGGCCAGGTTGTCGGTGTAGGTGAAGATATTCGTGTTGGTGGTCTGTCGCAGCTGGGCGATGGCGACTCCCGACTGCTTGGAGGTGTCCGGGTCGCCGATGGAGGCGCCGAACTGCGCGACGGTCGCTCTGATGTCGGCGTCGGCAGCGATGGTCTCCTGGACGAATGCCGGCGAGAGCTCCGGGGGTCTGTCGCGCTGGGGCGCGTTGAGGCCGGGAATGGCGTTGTAGAGCAGAACGGACTTGTTGCCCTGGTTCGCCTCACCCCACTCGTTCAGGTGATCTTCGACTTGTTCGGCGGCGGCGATATAGGGCGCCTTCGGCTGGAGGGCGGCGAGCTCGGTGGTGGCCGTTCGCCAGTAGTTGTAGGCGCGCTGGGCGTCCTTCGCGTGGCGCACAATGCCGCGTGTCTTGATGCGGCCGGAGACCGCGAGCTCCTTGCCCGTGACCATCACCACCGGCACCCAGCGGCACGGGAACTCGACCGGCCCCTCGAGGATGCGGGTGCCGCCGACGCGATACCACTCGACCTTGTGCGACCGTACCTCGCGGGTCTGCACGATCTGGATGCCGGCGGCCAGGAGCTCGTCGATCACATCCTCGTGATCGCCCCGGTCAATGACGGCGCCGTTGGACAGCTGTACGAGCTCGCGTTTCTTGGGGATGCGCCTGAAATACTCGGCGACGGCCACATGGTCGTCGGTCTGTCGGAACCACTGACGCCAGGGCGCCAGGAACTCGGTGTTGAGATCGCCGGCTGGAAACTTGCCGGGGTAGCGATTATCGAACTCCTTGCGCTCCATCCAATCCATGATGAAGCACCAGTTCATGTCGGAACGGTCAGCCTTGCGGGCCGTGGGGTCGGGCACCACGAGCGTCGGATCGAGGAGTCGCTCGACGCCGATGGACTGCTCGAATACGTCATCGTCAACGTACTCGGTGCGCACCACCCAATAGCCGAGCCCGCCGGCATAGACGGTCTCGAGGGCGGTGTCGTAGGCGTCCTGGGCTTGAGATTGCACTTCGATGTCGCGGATCAGCGCCTCGAAAGCATCCGCCCGGCTCATCTGCTTGCCGGCCTTGGTCGTCATTTCATCATCGCCCGAGGTGGCCGTGGCGGTGACGTTGATGGTGATCTTGTTCTGGCGACTCTCGCCGATGGCCTGGTCGACGAACGCGGGCAGCTTGTTGATTGTGAGCATCGGCCGGTCGGTGCCACGCAGGCTCTTGGCCTCCTCGGTCCACTGGCCTTCGCCGTCGAGAAAACGCACATCCTCGCGGTACTCGTAAAGGTTGAGCCGCATCCCATCGAGCCCCACGTCGAGTCGGTGGCGCGCCTCGGCGGTGAGCTCACTCTCGCCATCGGTCAAGGGTTGGAAGTGGGCGCCGCTCTCGTGGGTGACGACCTCAGACTTGTTCAATGCCATTGTCAGGTTCCCATCCAGTCGCCGGCAGCGGGAGGCGCCGACCGTTTCTTGCGGCCCATCCGGCGCCGCAGCCAGTTGATGCGCTTCGCGGCCTCGCCGAAAGCATCGGCGCCATCGCTCGCCCAATCGTGTTCGGGCCGATCACCCCAGGCTCTCAGCTTGTCGTTCCACTTCTTGTGGTACGTCCAGAGTGCATCGAGGCCCGTTTGGCAGGTTGCTTTGTTGAAGCGACACGCCGGCAACGCTACACGAACGGCTTCGATAGTCTCGTCTTTGTGCTGCACACGCGGGTTGACGACGAACTTGATCCCGAACGATTTCGCTCGATGGAGTTTCGATTCGCCTACCGTCCACTCGCTGCCCTCGATGTCGTGGGGTGCGATGTGCTCCCCGTAAAGATAGCCCTTTTCCAGCGCACGTTTCTGGATGGCGCGTGCGTAGTGGGCCAAACCCTCGCCCTCGGCCTGATAGTAGTCGATGAAGTGCACCGCGTTCGAGAACGGGACGAGCTGAAAAAACCATATAGCAGTCGAATCGCCCACCCCGGTATCCCAAGCTGTGTGCGTCGGAAGCACCGGGTCGTGAGGAAAGTTACCGATGTGGCCGGCGGCCTCGAGCTTGGCGAGCTCCTTCGCGTAATAGGCGCCCTCGGTGGGTGCGGTGAACGAACAGTAGTATTCCTGCTCGATCATCGCCTCGCTCATCCCCTCGTCGCGTTCCTCCTGAATGTCCTCGGCGGTGAGCTCGCCGGTCTCGGTGATGTTGGAGATCTGTGCGTAGTAGTTGGGGTTGCCCTCGGCTTGGAGCCGCGTGAACGTGTCGAACGTCGTCTTGCCGTGGTTGCGGCCAAACGGGGTGTAGATCCAGATCGCCCAGCCGCCGTTCTCTCGCAGGATCGGCCGGAGATAATCCCAGGCCGCGGGGTTGGCGCGCTGCCACTCCGAGAAGATGATGCCGACCGGGTTCGCACCGAGCAGGCTCTCGAAGTGGTCGCTCCCCACGCACTGGTATATCGAGCCGTTGACGAGCTCGATCTTCATCTCGGTTTTGTTCGCCTGTCCCTTGCGGATGGCGGGCGGGAACGCCTGGTCGATGCGCCGCTGGCCGCGCTTGTTGATGGAGTCCCACACCACCTTGCGCGCCTGGGTGGCGGCCGGGAGCATGTGCCAGTAGGTGCCGACGCGCTTGAACGACTCCTGGGCGATAAAGTTCATCGCCAGGTCGTCCTTGCCCCACCGTCGATGGGCGACTTCACACGCTCGCTTGTGGAGCGCCGGCCCCTCGCCCGCCATGAACTGCCAGAGCGGCAGCTGATACCACCGTGGATCCCAATCGTGCGGGATCTCTATTGCTCGAGCTCCTCGGGCTTGGTGGGAGCGGTGTAGGTTTTCAGCGTGACGTGGAGCGGCGCATCCTCAGAGCCCGCGATCTCCACGCGGTCACGCCAGCCGAAGCGATTCTTCATGTTGAAAATCCAGAAGGCCGGCGGGCCGTGCGCCACCTTGCCCATCATGGCGAGGCGCCCGTAGCGCATCCACCACGCCTCGGAGAGTTCGCGGCCGAGCTCCACGGCTTGCGCGAACGGACGGTGATACTGCTTGGATTTCTCGTCGCACCAGTCGTAGACGGTTTGCCGCGTCACGCCCAGGTAGTGGGCGAGCTCCTTGATGCCAGCACCCGCCGCCATGTGCGTGAGCACCTGGCCGGGCATGTCCCGGTTGTAGCGAGGCCGGCGCGCTATAACGCCAGCGTCACAGTAGCCGGGAGTCTGTCCGGGTATTCCCGGTTGTACTCTCGCATGACGCCCTCCGTCACGGTGCGCGCTTGCCCTGGGCCCGCCAGGAAGCGGTGATATTTCGCTTCCGGGAACTCGAGGGTGACAACGAACTGCCCGTGAATGTCTGAGAAAACGGAGCGTGTCACGCGCGCGAGATCCTGAACTCCGTGCATCTGGAGAGCGGCCTCAATCGCGCGTTTCACAGGAACGCACTCCGCCAGCATCTGGCCGGAGGGGCGCGTGGTTACTTCAGAAAGTTCCACCTGGTCGTACCGTGAGCTGTATAGGCGGCTCGGTCTCGTGGATGTGTCCCGAGGCGTCGGTCATCTTGCATCGAATATCGTAGCTCGCTTTCGTGCTGAGTGCCGGCGCCGTGATGTCGACGACGGTCTTGGTGCCCTGGACCTTGAGATTCGAGAACGTCGGCCCGGCCGGCGAGCTCGCCCAGGTGAACGATACGATGATGCTCCCGCGAAGTGGAGCTCGCCACTCGAGGAAGTGCTGGCGCACCTCGTTCGAGCTCATGTCGCTCCAGACTCTTGGCCTTGGTGTTGCCATCAGTATCCCCTCGATTTGATTGTAGGAAACTCCGCCAGCGCCAGGAACGAGAACCCGAACGAGCCGCCGCTGCCGCCCTGGCTCCAGTTGCGCGCTGACACGTTCATATCGTCGGCGGCCTCCAGGGCGTTGGTGTTGGCGAGGAACGAGCGCGAGCGAATAGCGCCGAAGCCGCCGGCCTGGTTCACGAAGTCCATCGTATCGGCATTGGGTATCGAGATCAGCGAGGAGTCCATGATGTCGGTGTTGCCGGTCCCGGTCGACATGCGCCGCTGAAGGATGAAGCGCGGGCGAAACCCGCACCAGGGCGAGATCGTCTTGTACGCATTCACGCGGCAATAGCCGGGGATCGACCGGAACAGGTAGGCGATGAAGCGTTCCCCGCTGGCGTTGACCGAGCTCGAGCTCCCCAGCGTCACCACACTCTGCGTGGGCGCGGTGTCGTTCCAGTAGACCGGACTCTGGACCCAGGTGCCGCCGGCCATCGGGGCGGCGTATTGCTCGGGATTGGCTTTGGGCACCCACATCGTGCGCGCGTCGATTATCACGTCGTCAAGCCAGTGCATCCAGAGCATTTGCCAGTCGAGCGCCTGGTCGAGATTCTTCACCATCACCAGGTCCGGGCGACCGCCCAGGGCGTGCGCGATGGTACGGCCGGCCACGCCGTTGCCGGTGTACTCCACGATGTCGACGCCGAACGCCGGGCCCTTCTTGAACATCCAGCCCACATAGGTGTCACCGATGGCGTTCACGTCGGCGTCGGTGCCCACCCTGAAACCGACGGCCTCGAGCTCGAGGCCGTCGAGGTTGGTGGACTCGGCCGCCACCAGGTTGGTGGAAACTTGCTCAAAGTCGCCGCGCGCCGAGTCGACCAGGACGTGATTGCCCGCCGCGCCGCGCTTCTTCACCCAGCCCAGGTCGGGCGTGAAGGCGAAGCCGCCGAGTGACTGTGCGCTACCGTTGCCGGTGTAAAGCACGCTGGCATTGCCGACGTTGCCGTTGGGGATGGGCGCGTAGTCGGTATCGCCCATGCTGCCGGTGGAGATACGCAGAAAGCCCGAGGGGGGCGTGAACACCAGGTCTGAGAGCCCCTTCGCGCCGAAGTTGTAGATGGCTTGCCCGGTCGTGGCGCCGGCCGATGTGGCGGTGACTTGGCTCCAGGGCGTGGCCGCGCGCTGGGTTCCGTTGGCGGAGAGTACCGTGGCGATCTGGCCGGTGCCGGCGGCCGGGTTGCCGATGAACGTGTTGTTGCGGCCCACCCACAACTTGCCGTTGGCCGCGTCGTAGCAGAACTGGCAAATATCGCCAGCCACGAACGGCGAGAGCCCCGAAGCGATGCCACCGTCACGGTTCGAGTAGAAAACGCCGCTCGAAATGATGCAGTACCCGCCCAGCATGTTGGGGTTGAGCGAGGTGCCCAACGGGCCGACTTCCGGCTGGCCGAAGGAATACTCATACATGCCGGCGAGGATCCGGGCCGGCTCGATGTCGAACTCGACCTCCCACTACCACTTGCCTGCCGTCAGGCCCACCGTCGCCAGAGCGTTGTGCCGACCACCGTCGGTGGCGTCGTGGATGGTGCCGCCGCCGAGGATCTCGGTGGCGCCGCTGTTGCGCTCGAGCACCGGGTAGACATCATCCGGGGTGTCGAAGATCTGGTCGGCGGCGACGAGCCCCGCCGAGCTCCAGTCGTTGGCGCCGGCCACGTCGTTGCCGAAGTTGGACGAGTCGGCAAAGTCAAAATAGCCACCGTTGGTGCCGTGGGAGTCGACGTAGCTCGCCGGCCCCCAGAATCCGTCGGCATCGAACAAGCCGAAGTCGTCGGCGGTGCGTGCGAAGCCGTCAACGATGTGGAGCTCCGCCACGTTCGCGTCCATCTGGTGCGGGTTGTGGTTGTCGGTCTGCCCCTGGCCGATGCTGTTGGGATCAGTCCCCAGCCAGTCGAAGGTCTTGCCGAGCGGCACCACGGTCAAGATATTCGTGTCTGTGACGGCCCGGCCGTTCAGCCAGAACTTAATCCGATCCGCCTCCACCGCCTCGTTGCTGTCGAGCGCCAGGACCAGGTGATACCACGCACCGTTGTCGCGGTTCTGGAAGGTGGCCCTTTTGCCGCCGACACTGGCGCCGGCGTCCAGGTGCTCGAACCGGATCTTGCCTTCACCAAAGGCGAAAATATCGCCGGTCTCGAAGTACAGCGCGGTGTTGTTGGCGGCATCGGCGCCACCGAACAGGAACGTCATGCCCTGGCGGGTCAGCGTGCGCCCGGCGTTGCGCCGGAACCAGACGGACACGGTGGCCTTGGTGGCATCGAGCGCCGCGCCCGCGAAGGTCTTGGTAAGCACCGCCGCGCTGGCGTCCTTGAACTGGACACTCTGAGCGATGCTGGCCGGGCTTTTCGGCGTCGTCACCGTGGGCGCGAACATGGTGATCGACTTCACCACAGCGTTGGGGACTACCACCACCGGGTTGCCGATGAATACCTCGCCCGTGTAGCCGCCGCCGCGCACCAGGGCGCCGGGCGTCACCCGGAGCTCGATGGGCGGCACGGTCTCGTGGATGAGCCCCTCGGAGTCGGTGAACCGGCAGCGCACTTTGTAGTCCGTCGTGCCCGACGAGCTCGGTGCGGTGATGTCGACCAGCGTGCGATCCCCCACCACCTGGAGGTTCTCGAAGCTGAGGCCCAGGGGGAACGACGCCCAGGCGACCGAGGCCGGCACGATGGTGGCGCCCTGGAGCGGGCCCCGCCAGTCGAGCTCGTGAGCGCGGAGCATCGAGGCCGATAGATCCGCCCACACCCGTGGCCGTGGTTCTGGCATCTAGCCGGCCCTCGCTTGTGTCATTACGCTGCCGTGGGTGGCCGTAATCATCTTCGAGTTGAGCACGCCATCGAGCATCGTCGAGCCCACCGAGAACGACAAGACCGCCACGCCATCGCCCGACGAGCTCGCCGCGCCGATAACCGCCGTCGGCGGGAACAGCACCAGGTTGAACGTCTTGAGCGCGGTCTCGACGATCACCAGGGCGGGCGCGGCCACCACCGATGGCACGAACAGCTGCAACGTCTTGGTCAGCAGCGGCGCCACTACCCGCACACCCGTCGCCACGGAGCTCGGCGCGAACAGCGTCAGCGTCAGGGTGAGGAACGGCACCTCGATGATGGTCGGCGGGACCGCCACCACCGTCGGCGTCAGCAACGTGAGGGTGAGCGTCAGCAGAGGCGCATCGACGACGAGCTCGATCTCGACGGTGGGCGCGAACAGGTTCAGTGGGAACGATTTCAGCGGGGCCCCGACCACCGCCCCGCTCTGGACGGTCGGCACGAGCAGCACGAGCTCGATGTCGGTGTAGCCGCCGGCCTTGGTCATCAACGGCACGGCGACCGCGACACCCGTCGCTATATCGGCCGGCGCCTGGAGGGTGAGCGTCAGCGTCAGCAGCGGGACCGTGACCACCGTGTTCGTGACGCCCGAGAACACTCCAGGGACGTGCAAGACGAGCGTTTTGGAGAGTAACGGCGTGTCGATGGCCCCCACGGTAGGGGTAAACAACACCAGGCTCAGAGTGAGCACCTGGGGCTTTACGTTGACGCCACCGGCACTGACCGTTGGGGTGAGCAGATTCAGCGGGAACGACTTGAGCGGCGCGTCGACCACCAGGCCGGGGAGCTGGGGAAGGAGCAGCGTCAGAGTCAGTGTCAGGAGCGGTGACGTGACGGCTACGCCCTGGGCGGCCTCTACGTCGGGGGTGAGGAGCGTCAGCGTCAGGGTGAGGAGCGGAACCTCGGGGAAGCCGACGGCCGGCGTGAATAGCGTCAGGGTCAGCGTGCGGAGCGGCGCCTCGACAGTGACACCAGTCGCCACGACCGG